ACTACGATGTCTAAGTCTCTGTCGATTAGTGATAGGATGTATTTTTCTTGATTGACTGACTGCGGTAGCAGTTCAACTGATTTTCGTTGTCGTTTATAATGTTCTTGATTAAAGTCTATTGTTTCTGCTACGTAAAAATTTCTATTATTTTTATTTTGTTCCCTTCTTAAAGCACCAGTTTTTCTCTTGCTCAACGTAATCTCCTTAAGAGTGTTAAGATGCATTTGCATCTATTATATTTAAAGTCACTAAAGTAGTAAAATTATAGCAGTAATTTTGTATAATTTCCCGATAAATATAATACTCCTTCCCAATAATCTTCTTGAGTAATCCACGTCTTTATAGATAAATACAATATGACCCATAAAGTAGCAGACGATTGGTTTAATGATGTCGATTTTGACAGTATTATAAGTACCGTTAAGGGTGTTATGACTAGCGACGGTGCTATGTCAATTATACTTGATTTTGAGCGTGTATTAGATGATAGTGACGTTTACGCTTTTCAAAATTGGTTAAAGGGTGAACTTGTAAGCGGCCCAGACGTGGGTAGATATAATGTTACTTGCGTATTCATGTGGCCATATAGACTTATGCCAGATCCAAGAGCCGTTAAGCGTCTGTTGGTGATTGGATGTGATGTAGACTTTGCTAAAAAGAAAATTAAAGTTCCCGTAGAAGTAAAAAATCCTGACGACTTTGTACAAGGTACAAATTATCCTAAAGCAGCAGAGCGTGAAGTTTGGTTAGTTAAAATTACTATTCCTCTAGCACTCATGGACGAGATTAAAGAGGGCTCGGTTGACTTAGCAGGTACAACTATTGATCTTGAAGATATCAATAATGCTTATGATGAAGATTTAGATAAGCAAGGTGCTACACAAGAAACAGAAGGTGGGGAGCCAGCTGCTGATCAAGCATTAGGGGCAGCACCCACAGTCTAAGGGTTAAATCAATGAAACAATTAAATGAAGGTTTAGATTTCCACGATCTTAAAGGCATGGTAAATCCTAAAATTACAGTAGATGAATACGCTGCTAAAATGGGCGAAGATAGTGATATTGTAACACTAACATTTCAAGTTAATAGCAAACTCGCAGGCGAAGATTTATGTAGTTGGTTAGAATTGGGATATGACTTTGTATTAGACGCAAGTACAAGCGACGGAGAAATTGAGCCAGGTAAGTATTTGGTATTCGTAGAAATGAAGCGTAGAGGAAATATTCCTAATAAAATTATTACAATTTTAGATGATCTACAAACATTAACTGATATGGATGTAAAAGAATATACCATAGAAATAGATAATGAAACATACGATGCTGAAGCTGACATACTTAAACAAGTAATGATATTGAACCCTGCTGACTATAAAAGAGAAAAAGGGCTCGAGGATGAATTAAATGAAATGCGTCAGATAGCAGGATTGTCAAATAAAAATATCTACGACAATATTGACGAAGAAATTAAAAAATATATTTCAAACGCAGGTTTATAATATGGAAAACTTTTTCAGAAGTGTTGTTAAAACATTAAAATCAATGTTAAGTGATAGTCACGATGATAACGCTATCAGTAGTAAAAGAGTTATCGCATTTCTAGCATTTATATTTTGTGCTGTTGGATTCTTTGTCGATTTATTTACTGAATATACTGTTACACAAGGCGTGTATGACAGCATGATGTGGATCGTTGTAGCAGGTTTAGGCTTTACAGGTTTAGAAAAATTTGCTGGTAAATGGAATAATTCATCCAATACCGAAAACAACAATATTGGTTGACACAATAAAATAAAACTTATATAATAAAGCATGGATCACTATGCCGTGTTGGGCGTAAGCAAAAACGCTACACCCGATGAAATAAAGAAAGCCTACCGTAAATTAGCCAGTCAGCATCATCCTGATAAGGGCGGCGATACCAATAAATTCCAAGAAATACAAACAGCATATGACACCCTAAGCGACCCGCAAAAACGTGCTATGTATGATAACCCACAACCGCAAGGTTTTCCTGGTGGATTTAACGTACATATGGGGGGCATGGACATTAATGATATATTCGGTCAAGTGTTCGGCCAACAAATGGGCATGGGTCGTAGGCCAGGTAGACAAATTTTTAGATCATTGGTTGATATACAATTAATTGATGCTTACAATGGAACTAATAAAATACTTGAGTTTCAAACCCATACTGGTAAAAAAGTATTAGATTTAAAAGTACCGCCTGGTGTAAGACATGGCGATCAAATGCGTTATGAAAATGTAATAGATGGCGCTAGTCTTTTGGTAGAATTTAATATTTTGCCCGATTTACATTTTGATAGAAAAAATAATGATTTATACTGTAACCAAAGTATAAGTGTTTTAGATTTGATTGCTGGAACTACTATTGAGTTTAAAACTATAAGTGGCAAACTTTTAAATGTCCATATAAAACAAAAGACGCAGCCCTTTATGCAAATTAAATTACAAGGTCACGGAATGCCTATAATCAATACTAGTCATTTTGGAGACCAATATATCTTGCTTAAACCATATATTCCTGATAATATAGATCAAGAAATAATTGATAGTATTTTACGTAATAGATCAAAATAAATATTTTAAGAGAGGTTTATGAATAACTCACCCGAAATTGAAAACATTATTGAGCAGTCAATCGTTTATGCCAAAGAACAAAATCATCAGTACGTAACGGTTGAACATTTACTACTAGCATTAATTACCTTTGCGCCCTTTAAAAAGTGCTTAACTAGTTTTGGCGTTGATACAGACTTAATGATTGAGGAAGTAACCTCATATATTCATAGCCTACAATCTATCAAAGCAAAAAGTGAAGATTATGCGCCCAAAAAGACTAATAGCCTTGAACGTGTGATGAACCGTAGTGTCACGCAGGTATTGTTTACAGGAAGAAAGCAGGTTACCACTATTGACTTATACTTGAGTATTGTTAGTGAATCAAATAGTCACGCTCATTACTTTTTGTTAAAATATGGCGTACACAAACAAGAATTTTTAGCACATTGGCAAAAGCATTATAAGGGAGCCAATCTTACTAGTAACTTGACTGATAGTCAAGCAGAAGAAATTTTAGATGAATATACTATTAATTTAACTGAACTTGCTAGACAGGATAAACTTGAACCATTGATCGGTCGTCATCAGGAAATTGATGATATCATCAATGTGTTGGCAAAGCGTTTCAAGAGCAACGTATTGATGGTCGGTGATCCGGGCGTTGGTAAGACTGCTATCGCTGAAGGTATTGCTAGAGCGATTGTTAACGAAGAAGTTCCTGAATTCTTAAAGGGTCATGAACTTTATAGTCTTGAGATCGGTAGTCTGCTTGCGGGATCACGATATCGCGGTGACTTTGAAGAGAAGGTCAAGCAGGTTATGGAAGCACTCAATACTAAGAAGAAGGCTATCCTTTTTATTGATGAAGCACACATGATGCAAAATGCTGGTAGCACTAGCAATGGAAGTGTTGACTTTGCTAATATGATTAAGCCTGCTATTACTAAGGGTACGCTCAAAGTTATTGCAAGCACTACATGGGAAGATTTCTATGAGAGTTTTGAAAAGGATCGCGCACTCATGCGTAGGTTCTACCGTGTAGCGGTTGATGAGCCTAATCATGATACTACTATTCGTATTCTAAGTGGTTTAGCAACACGATTGAATGACTTCCATGAAGTCAATATTCTTGATGAGGCTATTACTGCTGCTGTTGAAAACGCAGATCGTTATATCCATGACCGTAAGAATCCTGACAAGAGCATTGACTTGCTTGACGCAGCCTGCGCTAAACAGCGCGTGTTAATGAACAAGGGAGCAGAAATTACTAAGCAGTTGATTTATGATCAGGTCGAGAAGTTTACTGGCGTCCCTGCTGATAAACTAAACGGTGATAATTTTGATCGTATCAATAACCTTGAAGTCAATGTTAAGGCTAAACTTTATGGTCAAGATGAAGCAGTCGGCGAAGTATTAGATAGAGTTTATGTAAGTTTTGCCGGAATCAACAATGAAACAAAGCCTATCGCAAGTTTCTTGTTCTTAGGTCCAACCGGTACTGGCAAGACCGAACTAGCAAAGTTACTAAGCAAGAATTTAGAAATGCCTTTGCTCAAGTATGACATGAGTGAGTATAGTGAGAAGCACTCTGTAAGTTCATTGATCGGTCCCCCGCCCGGATATGTTGGTTTCGGCGACAGTCAAGTACAAGGTGGTCGCTTGATTAGCGACTTGAGTAAGAATCCACACAGCATCTTGTTGTTCGACGAAGTTGAGAAGGCACATCCAGATATCTTCAACATCTTCTTGCAGATTCTTGATGAAGGTCGCATCACTGGCAGCAATGGTAAGGAAGTATCATGTAAGAATACATTGATCATTCTTACTAGCAACCTCGGTAGTGCCGATGGCGAACGTAACAATATCGGTTTCGGTGATCTACAAAAGATCGGCGAAGATGATAAGGCATTTAAGGACTTCTTCAAGCCCGAGTTTAGAAATCGTCTCGACAAGGTATGTAAGTTCAAGAAGTTGGATATGCTTTCAATCAAGAAGATTGTTATCAAGTTTACTGAGGACATTAAGAAATTATTGCTTGAAAAGCATAATATTACATTAAACCTTAGCGAGCCTGTTGTTGAATACCTTGCTGAGAAGGGTTACGACAATAAGATGGGCGCACGTCCATTGGCTCGCAAGATTGATGAACTTGTTCGTGTACCTCTTTCAAAGAAGATTCTTTTTGAAAAGATTAAGAATGCCAATATAATGGCAAACATTGTAGATGGTAATATTGATTTTGTAATCACAAACAAGATTACCGCTAAGGTCGGAGATGATGGAATCATTCAAGTTGAAAGTTGAAAAGCGTAATAAGTTATTCTTTAACAAGTTTAAGTATAGGGCAACACTAAAAATACAGGGTGCTGCCTATACTTACTATACCCCTGACTTTGATACTTTTGTACAGCGTATGGATAAATTGCGCGACACAAGACCTAGATATGGGGTACGTTATATTGAGGATGATTGGAAAGAATACTGGGATGAAGTCAATCTAGACCAAATTAGCCAATTTATAACTTGGCGAAATGTAGTCGATAAGACTAAGTGTTTACATAGAATCCAGGGTGATACTGTAAGTTTCTTTAGTAATGATTTAGCATTATTACAAACATTGGATAGTATATCGCCCCAAGTTATTCTGACTCAAGCAGAGTGTTTAGACCCTGATATATTGTATTTTAAGAAGGAACCTAAGCGTAAATTTAGGACTTACTTTAGGGCTAAAAGAATGCCCAAAGACTTCAGTGATAATGTAAGGTCTTTAAGTTCCACATATCCTGATGTATTACATTTTTCCCCGGCTCTTTTTAACGCTTTATTCTATAAAAATCACTATAATGCGTATCGTTATCTACATGGGTCATACTATGTTGAATATAACGATGAAAAAATGCTGACTATCTTGGCTATGTGGTTTCCTAGTATGCTAGCCAAAACATATTCTTTAGCCAAACAACTTTAAATCTGATAAATACTCTAATAAAATGGAGTATTTATGGCTAAGATCGTAGAAGATGTTATTGTCATTAAACTAAGCAAAATAGTCAAGGACAGTGACAAGGATTCAGCAGGCCTTGCTAATCCAGAAATACTAGCAGCATTAGAGCAAGTAGCCCAAGAACTTGTAGGTGACGGCATCGTAGTTGAAGCGGTGAAGGCCTAATGAGTCAGGTTACTATACTTGAGTTATTGCCACAAACTGCCTATAATGGTGGAGGTACGGCTAACGTATATACAGTTACGGGCAATGCTCAGCCTGCCGCAGCATACTACCTAGGCAATCAAAATCTACAAACAGTTAATATGAAATTAACTGATTGTACCGGCAACATTGTTATTGAAGCCAGTTTAAACAGTAACAGTTCAAATGCTGAATGGTTTAAAGTTTATGAATATGAGGCAGTAACAAGTAACGTAAGTACATACACAAATATCGATGGCAACTTTGTTTACCTAAGAGCCAAGATAGTTGACTTTTCAAATGGCATAGTCAACTTTATAAAATTGAGTTATTAATATGTCAAAGACTGTAGTAATATATGCTGGAGGATTTCAACCATTTCATATTGGTCATCTAAGCAGTTACATACAGGCTAAAAAGGCATTCCCAGACGCAGACTTTTATGTTGCTGCTAGCGGTGACGTAAAAACAAGACCTATTCCATTCAATGACAAAAAGTTTTTAGCAACACAAGCAGGAATTGATCCTGCTGACTTTCCCGACATTGTTGTTAAAAGCCCATTGAATCCTAAAGAAATACTAAGCAAGTATAATCCTAATGAAGATATCTTTATATTAGTACGTAGTGAGCGCGATCCTATGAGTTATACAAAGAAAGATGGCACTCCTGGATACTATCAACCATGGAAAGGTTATAAAGGCGCACAACCTTTCGCTAAACATGCTTATGTATTCGTTACCAAAAAACAAGACTTTAAAATAAATGGCCAAGAAGTATTTTCCGGTACACAAGTGCGTGATATGTATCAAAATGCTGACGATAATGGTAGAGCAAAAATTGTTAAAGACCTATATCCAAATAGTAAAAAGCAAAAGACAATCAAGGACTTGTTAGATAAGTATATAGGTTCTACAGTACAAGAACAGATTAAAGAATTCATTTCTAAATTAAAACCATTATTAGAAGGATCAAATTCAAAACAAAGACTTAAGATAGAGGGTTTACTTAAGTCAGCAAAAGAAAAGTTAAAAGAATCTACAAAAAAGACTGCAAATAAAGCACCTGACTATCTCCCCGAAAAATAATTTCGTACTCCTCTGACGTTGTAAATATCTATACATTTTCGAGAGGAGTTATGGCTAACAAAAAAGAAAAGAAGGTACCTGTAGAACAGGTACAGGAAATTGCTGATAATCAAGCAAACGTTCAAACAGGACAGAATGCCCAACCAGGGCAAAATCAAGTACAAGTAAATGTTGACTTTCTACGCACTACCCGCGTACACATAGCAATGCCATGTTACGGTGGTATGTTAACAGAATCAACATTTATGAGTTTCATAAAATGGGCTAACACTGCCCGTCAGTTGGGTATCGACTGGACGCTAGAAACGATGGTCAACGAAAGTTTGATCAGTCGTGCACGTAATACACTTACGGCCAAATTCCTCGATATGCCGGACGCTACCCACCTGTTCTTTGTTGACGCAGATATTGGTTGGGAGCCGTGGCACTTGCTAGTTCTATTGAACAGAGATGTAGATGTGATTGGTGGTCTGTACCCCATGAAGACTATGCCTATCAAATGGGTAGTCAATGGATTTGAAGGTGCAGAAGAAGGCCCAGACGGTCTACAAGAAGTTAGCAAGGCGGGAACAGGCTTCTTATTGATGAAGAAGCATGTATTTGAAAAGATGAAGAGTCACCCTGCTGTTAAGCAGTACAAGAACGATATCGGTTTAGATCCAAAGTATGACCAACACTTAAAGACATACTTTGATACAGCAGTTCGTCAGAACCGCTACTACTCAGAAGATTGGACTTTCTGCGAGAACTGGCGCGATCTTGGTGGACGTATTTGGGTAGACAAGCGAGTACTATTACGTCACAGTGGTAGTTATGTATTCTGTATGGAAAATCAACAATACTTACACGATCAAATTGGACCCATGTACGTTGATACAAAGAAATCGCAAGGCTTTACTTTCAAAGATAAAGACGGAAACGATGCTAGATAATAGAAAGCCCCTTCAGGGGCTTTCTTCTTAGAACAAATGTTTGACAGTTCATTTATTTTAGAGTATAATATACCTACTGAATTATGTGACGCCATAATTCACAAACAAAATACTCCTAAAAAACTTCTCTATAGCTCAATGGCTAATACACCTAGAGGATATAAATCCATGTTCTTACATGATCTTTGTCAGGATTTATATAATGATTATATCATTCATTTAGAAAAATTTAAAAATTCTTATTGTCAGCATTATCCCATTTTCAAAACGATGCCAAGATTAAAAATGTCTGCCTCTACTGCTAGCGCAGGACATGGTATAGTCAAATTACAAAGATACGAGATTAACAAAAATTATAATGTAGAACATTGTGAAAATGATGGTTCTACTGCTCCTTATAGTGTAGGTCAAATTAAAAGAGTTTTAGTTTTTATGACCTATTTAAACACGATTGAAGAAGGCGGGGGAACTAATTTTCCGTATCTAAATAAAAGGTATAACGCTACAAAGGGACTTACTTTAATATGGCCTGCGTATTTCACACATACACATATAGGTGTGCCTGCTAGCAAGGATGTCAAATATATATTGACTGGGTGGTTTGAAGCGGTATAAAGTTACTTTTTGATCTAAGATTATTATAGTTGTGTTCAGTAATTTCTGTGGTTTTCTCTATAAATTCTAGTGTGTTTAGTTTTGCGAGTCTATTAATTTCAGCTACTATTGCTAATAATCTTAAATTATCATCCTGTATATCATCGTAAGATTCATCAATTATATTATTAAAAGTTTTGTACCCTAAATCACGTAGTCTTGCTAAACTGTTAGGCGAACTAATAAGTATAAAAGGTTGTTTATTAGCGATTGGTTTAAAAGTTTTTTCCGTGAAGAATACCGGATAATTATTATCATAGTTGGTCTCTGTCACTAAACTTATTAGTGATTTTTCATAATATTTTCTAATGCTAGTTAATGTAACCATAGCAAGATTTTTACTAAAATCAGATGTATCCAACGTTATTGGAATAATTTTTTTAATTCTTTCTATATTAAACTTTTTAAACTTTATTTTTGTTTGTTTAAGTGTAAAATCTAAAGAACAATGTAAACTACATTTGTCCCCCAAACTGTTGAATCCAACATCGTATAATTTATTTTCTAAGAGTAAATCCATTAAGAATAAACGATTAGGTCTTGCTATTCTGTTAAAATTTAAATATAGACGCTCCTTGTTTTTTTCTATTATTGGTACAAAATTTTCTTCTATAATAGAATCTCTCATTCTTCTTTCGAAATAATAGTATACCTCACAATGTATAGGTTTTCTAAATTTAGACTTACTAACTTTTTCAATTTCTTTATAATAATCTTTACTACTACATACTAGCAATATGTTGTTTTCGGGAATCTTAAAGGATAATATGAGTATATTATAAATTAACTCAACTATATCATATCTACCCTCTAAACTCATATCTATTATTAGTAAATTATCATTTGTTTTGAGGAATTCTAGTCTGTCCCCAGTAATATAAGTTTTAGAGATTTTTTCTAATGTGCTTTCATGATGTAGTGTTAATAATATAGATTTTCTATGTTTAAATTTACTATAATTGTGGTCCTGATGATAAGTTAAGTAGGGCAATGTAGGTTCTATATTTTTATGAATTATGGTTTCTTCAATCATTTGATATTAGTCTTTTACTGATAAATACTTATATTAAGGGTATTTAGTATGAAAATCCAGCAGATTATTGAATCTACAACTTCAGGTTCGGTTGCTAGCGTAGCCACCCCTTTAGGAAACACCCAAAAACGTGCAGGGTCACTGTTCAAGGGTAAAAAGACTAAAAAGAAGTTTTACGAAGGTGAAATGAAGCGTATTGCTACTGACATGGAAGAGTTGTCAGACGCCGCATTTAAGAAAAAGTACGGCAAATCAAAAGAAGAAATGCGCAAGGGTTTGCGTGAGGAAGAGATTATCGAAGCGGACCTAATACTAATGCCTGGCCAAATTAAAGGCAAAGATAAAAGTTTTATTCCACACGAAAAAGATCGTCGCGACCATGAAGTAGAAATGGCACGTAGCGAATTATATGCTGCTGCTAAAGATGCTATGCGCGTCTACAAGATGATTCAAAATCGTAGCGAAGATAAAGGATTGATGGGTTGGCAACAATCATATATCACGCTAGCCGCTGATTATTTAAACAGCGTAGCCGACAGTTTAGAACATCATAATGCTACTGAGGGCGCCGGTGTATTAGCAGGTGGCATGAGCAATTTTGAAGAAGCTAAATGCCCTAAGTGCGGTGGCCCTTCTTACAGTGAAGAAAGCATTGCTGAAGCAAAAGATGCTTGCTATCATAAAGTCAAGAGCCGTTACAAAGTATGGCCATCAGCATATGCTAGTGGTGCGTTAGTCAAGTGCCGTAAGAAAGGTGCTAAGAACTGGGGCAATAAGAGCAAATGAGATATCGTCAGATACTAGAAGCCTGTTGGAAAGGATACACACAAAAAGGCATGAAGTCTAAAGGTGGTCGTATGGTTCCAAATTGCGTTCCAGTAAAAGAAGAAGAATTAGAAGAAGATTTACGTAAGTGGTTCAAAGAGAAGTGGGTTCGTTTTGGACCAGATGGAAAAATTCGCGGAGCATGTGCTAGAGGTAGTGGTAGCGAAGGCAAACCTAAATGCTTACCACAAAGCAAAGCACATAGTTTAGGAAAGAAAGGTCGCAAGTATGCTGCTGCTAAAAAGCGCAGAGAAGATCCAAATCCTAATCGTAGTGGCAAAGCAAAAAACGTAGCAACAAAGAAGAAATAATTATGAGCAGCATATTATACGGTATAAAAGAAGTAGATGTTGATCAAATGATCACAGAGCAACGCACCTACAAATTGTGGGAAAGTGCTGGTCGTAAACTTGTTGAAGCACAACTAACCGCTGATCAAATCAATCAATTATTTGCTAATATAGAACAAGGTGCTACAGCAGCCGGTACTAACCGCACAGGTTTAGGAAAAACAAAAGATGCTGCTAGTGCTGTAAACAATGCTTGGAAAGATTTAAAAAATAAAATTTCTAATAGTGGTCCAGTAAAAGGATTCGATCAAAAAGTAAGTGACGCTCTAAGTAAGATAGGAATGGGTGCTGCTGATCCTGAATTTAATGGTCAAGTTACAGGATGGGTTAAAAAATATCGTGATTTTGCTAATAAGTATCCAATGGCGCAACAGGCAATATTGGCTACACTAATTGCTTTAGCAGGTGTTACAGGCGCAGGTATAGGTGGAGCAGCAGCCTTAGGTTTGTTAAGAATGGCTGATCAATTAATTCAAGGTAAAAGATTTTCAAGTGCTGCCTATTCAGGTGCTAAGGCAGGCGCGTTGGCATATGGCGCAAGCAAAGTTGGCGATCTTGTTAGAGGTCAATCTGGCGGCGCCGCTGATGCGGTCGATGCAGCAGATAAAGCAAAAACAGCAAAAGATACGGTACAAGGTGTAAGAAGAGCAGCGCAAGCAACTAAAGCAGTAAAACCATACAATGCTTATGTCAATGGTGAACTTGTTGACATAACAAAAACACCTGAGTATCTTCAGATTATTAAACAGTATGGGCCAAAGGCTCATAGAATGGCTATCGATATCGCCAGACATAAATTAGAGTATCCCGTAACAGAAACTATACAACTTTCAGAACAACAAATAGAAAAATTATTTTCTGCTATTACTTTAGTAAATGAAGGATTATGGGATACTATTAAAAGTAAAGCAGCAACAGTAGGCAAAAATTTAACAACTAAAGTCACTGTTGACAAGATAATGTCAGCATGGAAAAAAGCAGGCAGTCCTACAGACAGTAATAAGATTTGGCCAGTATTAGTAAGTGTAGGAGTTCCTGAAACTCTTATCAAACAAGTCTATGCTAAAATGAATATAGGCGGTAACAAGAAAGCCGCTAAAGTTGCAGCACCGCAACAAACTCAACCTAACGCCGCGGCACCAGCAGCACAACCAG